GATGAAGACACGCATAACGATGATCGACAATCCCTGGCAGAAACTGACTGCCGTATCACCGTCCATGACACCCCGCCATTAATGACGCTCCTCACCCACCATCGCTAATGTCAATTCCGCTTTATATGAAAACCCCGCTAATGGTAACTTACATGCGCAACTTAATGACATATGATATTTTTGCAAAGGAGTCATTGCAACCCTTCCTTCAAACATGTCCAAGGGTACAGGTTCAGATAACCATTGCACATCTGTCTTAATCAATCGTAGATCCTTCACAACATCAAGCACCTCTGGATGTACAGTAATTCTAGCACGATATTTACGCCAATCCTTACCATCCAAATACTGTAAATCTTGCATCTGTCCACGTATAAAAGTGATCGTCACATGTGTATGTTGACTACACCCACACCACCCATACTTCTGCATTATCCCACTAGGGATGTAAAATGCCAACACCCGTGCAGTCTGATTCCGTGGATGATCCTGAATCAAAGGAGCAATAGCAAACCACGGATTAAATAACCTCTTCAAAGTAAGCGATATTGGTTCCGTCCCAGTCGAAGTCGCCATCATTTTATAACAACGAGACAATGCCAGCTGAAACCATTCATCCCCAATACGTCCACGCCTACGCAGAACATTCATCTCGTCATCAAAGTTTACGTAAGCACGTACCAGCTCACCTCCCCAACCAGCCCCGAGAGCCTCCATGTCATTATGCACAAGTACCAAGTAACGCCCGCTCACATTTATTGCACGCATACGCGCCTGCATTTCGGGTACCAACACCTTCTTGTATAGCATCATGAATATCGGATACATAATTGTGCATATTGCATCATCATCCAATGTCCCATTAGCATGTCGCATCAGCGCACTAACGTCCGATTTAAAACAGTCAAGATGATCAGCCATTTCGGTCAGCAGTTGCTCCTCAAATGTGGGATGCAGACTATCGCCTATCTCATCACTATCTTGAATCGTATTTCCATAAAACACGCGAGTATCACACACAGTGAACTCATTCAAAAACTCCAAAATCGTTGACTTGAAACTCCCCTTATTCATAGCGACAGCGATGCTAGTTAAGCGACCATGGCGTAGTACACCAATATCTTGATTACGCCGGCATGATAGCTTAGTAATGCGCATGCTAAAAAAGTCCATGTAACCCGGACTAGAGATGAAAATCTTTTTCCTTTTCACTGTGTCATATACTCTATCCGCAAATAACACCAGCAGCAAAAACCATTTCTGAAAATAACCATGTTCATCTCTCAAGTATAACAACTTCCCCAGATGATTAATCTCCAAATGATTTAAAATATACTCAGGCACACCAATAAGAATTAATTTTTTGGCAACATCTAAATGCTCATGCACGCTACATGATATCCGTACATGCACATCAACCACAGTACATGTTGACACATTTACTGTCTTCATAGTACGAGCCACTTTTGCGGTTATCCCTAGTGAGCGCGTGGCACGTGCCTCACTAAGATCCACAGCACGCTTTAAATGCTTTTCACCCCGCAACATAACACCAAGCACATCAGGATGAACTTCCCGCGATGTATTAACATAAATAGCATGGTATGCCTGAATCAATTGTAGCAAAGTGGTATCAGTCGCATCAGGTAGCCAATAATCCATATTTAAACTCACAGAATTCCCAGAGCCAGCTGATGGTACTATTCCTACATAAACCCTGCTCGGTGGTGCCATTTTAGGGCGTTTGCCAAACTTAAAAATGTCATAATATTTAACCAAACTGTTATCCATCACATCATAATATCGCTGAGGAAACATCATTACTATTGGGGCTCCAATCACATCAAGAGTCGTTGAATAGACCACATCATTTGGATTTAACATAGCAATCAAATTCTTTAATCCTCCATTATTCACATAACACGGCGAAAAGAAATCAGTCAATTTTAAATCACGTAAAGCTTTCTCAAAAGATCTAGTATGAATATCACCAAATAGCTGTTTAGGTAAGCCATCAGGTCGGTCCCTAGGATTATTACGCCAATACTCAATGATACCCCGTTTATCAGGTAAATACATAATCACAGATTGAGATTGCCAACGGCGCTTCAAGAAAGCTCTAGTCAACATGTCCGCATCATAACCGATCGAAAGTCGTTCATACTGACGGATGTAAATTGACTGATCTAATAAATACACGTGCTCACATGTATCTAGATGTAAATCAGGTAACAAATTAGAAATAGTGGACTTTAAGCCGTGAAGAGCATCAGATGCAACAGGAACGGGCAAAGCCACGTATGCCATGCTGACGATGCGTTTTTGAC